ATCATCGGACAGGCGCAGCCGCCGTTCAACGCGGCCAATCAGTCACCAGGCTAAGTCACAGCCAACTTGAGCGGCGGCAATCCCGCCGCTCACCTTTTCTCTTCAACAAATAGGAGCAGACGATGGCGCAAAGAATCGCCGGCACGGCCTTCTTGACGGTCGGCCAAGTGCAGATGGCCCTGCGGGGCAACTTCACGGTCTCACCAAGCATGTGGGAACGTACGATGCTCGCTGGGCTCGACGGAATCCACGGGTATCAGGAACTCCCACGGGTGCCGTGGATCGAGGGAGACATCTCGGCTATGCCAGGGATGTATCTCGAAAGTCTCGAAGCCCAGGTCGACGTCACCGTCGTGGCGCAGCTCGCCAACGGGATGCAATACACATTGACCTCGGCAACCTGCAAAGCGGGCTTCGAAGAGAACGCACGCGATGGTCAAGTGCGCATCCGCTGGGAAGGCCTGACTTGTCAGGAGGTCCAGATCGGAGCGCCGGCGATCGCCGCACTCGGTTAAGCATTAAAGGAACACACCCATGAATGACCAACCCACGCGCGAGGGGTTCGTCCTCCCGCCGGATCCGCCGCGTGCGACGGCTCCGCATCCGCAGCCGCACGCGCAGCCACCAAAGCCGACACCGGTATTGCCAATACCCGAGCCGGTGCTTGAGAACTCGCCGGCAGAAGGCGACGCGACGATCTTTCCGCAGGAGACTTGGCCCATCGTGGTCAAGCTCATGTACAAGCCGATCAAGAACGAGAAGAACGAGACCCTGCACGAGCTCTCGTTTCGCGAACCGCGCGGCGGCGACATCAATCGCTACGGCAATCCCTGTCGCATCAATCAAGAAGGCGACGTGGTGATCGACGAGCGCAAGATGCATTTCATCATGGCGGCGTTATGCGGCGTGCTGCCGCCGATGCTCGAGATGATGGATCCCCGCGACTGGAACTCGTGCGCCTACCGGTTACGCAATTTTTTTCTACCGGACTTGCGCAGCTGGTAGGAAGCGCAGACGACATAGTCCTCGACTGCTACCGGTTGGCTCGACACTACAACCAACCTCCCGACGTTTTCCTGTCCATGCCGATCACCGAGGTGCGCTTGCATATGTGGCGCACGTCGCAACTCGCGCGCATCCAGCAGCGGGAAGCCAGCAGTGGCAACTGAAACAGCAAAACTTATTGCGCTTCCGAATAGAGCCAAGGCGCGTAATGCTGCGCGCCGGGCCGTACAACTGGCGGCATGGGCTCGGCCGATCACAGCCATGGATGCATGCTGGGCGGCGGGACACTTCGAGGGCGAAGGAACTATTCTAATTCATCAAAAACCGCGAGGGACATCTCGCTTTAGTCCGCGCGTCTCACTCATCTCGACAGACAAAGAGGTCATCGACTTTTTCTGCGAGCTCTGGCCGGCGCGAGTTCATGGTCCGTATCAACCGAATTCTCCCAACGCGAAGGTTCAATATGGTTGGACCGTAACTGATGCATTCAAAGTCAGAGAGTTTTTGCTGCGGCTCTTACCCTATTTTAAGCGAACACTCGTACGCAAAAGAGCAGCGATCTTGATCGAGTTCTGTGATCAGGCGTTGGCGAATTATCGTCAGCGCGGTCAGGATCCTTGGAAAGAGCAAGCGTACGAGATCCTCAAAGCTCTGAACCATCGAGGTGTCTGATGGCCGTAGAGTATGAGGAGTTAAAAATAACCGTAAGCCTCGACGATAATGCGTCGGGGCCAATCAATGTGCTGCGCACCAACCTGCAGCAACTCGCCGATGTTCCCCAGCGCATTCCGCGCGGCGAGAACCTCGATCCCGCCATCGCAAAGACCGCAGAGTACGTCAAAAGCTTGCTCGCTCTCGGGCGCGGCTTTGAGGCGCTCAAAGGTCTCGTGAGTCCCGTGACGCTCGGGCTGGCCGTCGTCGGCTACGAGTTCTATCGCGGGATAAGGGCCATTCGTGACTATACCGAGCAAGTCGCGAACATGACGGTGGTCGCCAAGCAGGCCGGCATCAGTTTTGCGGAATTGCGCAACGTCACGAGCCAACTCGAGGCCTCGGGCGTCGCCATCGATAAAGTGACTGCGAGCGTTCAAGGGCTCAACAACACCATCGCTCAGTTAGTTCGACCCTGGAGCGAGCTGCGCACACAACTAATGGAGAATGCAGGTCCGGCTGGCGCCGAGCAGATGGAAGAATGGATCGACAAGCTCACCGCGGCCAAGACCGAGACCGAGCGTCTCAACGTCGCGATGGAAGGCGCACGCCAGGTCTACAAGAACGCTCTCGCCGAAAGCGGCAACGAGATCGAGGCGCGCAATCGCGAGCTCCGGTTTATGCGCGATATCGGGCTGGATCCCGCGATGATCCGCCGCGAACAAGACCTCGCCAAGATGACCGAGGCTCAGACCAAGCGATGGGAGCAGCTCTCCAAATACAGCACCGATTTCCACGAACGATGGGGCGAGATTCATCGTCTGCTGAGCCTGGTCGACGACATCTTCTTAAGTTACGCGATGTCGCCGAACGGTCCCTTCATGTCGCTGACCGAAGGTGTGCTGAACGTCAGCGAGAAGCTGCTGCAGACCTGGGAAGACATCGACGAGCGGTTTCAACGCTTGCATCTGCCGCCGGCGATTGAGCGGCTGCTGACCTGGGCAGCAGGGCGGCCACGCGCCGAGGGCGAGAGCACCGAACACTTATTGACGGGCGGCAAGAACCCGTTTGCGGCCGGCATTCAGTTAGGAACCGGTGGTGGCCCAAACCCATTTGGTGCCAGCGTCGATTTCATGCGCCGGCTCGGGATCCCCGGCTTTGCCGAAGGCGGCGTCGTCAATCAACCAACGCTCGCGATGATCGGCGAGGGCGGCCCGGAAGCGGTCCTGCCGCTCGCTGGCCTGAATGCAAACGCGAAGGACCAGACCGACGCCACCGACCAGAACACGGCAACCATCAATGAGCTCACCGCGCTGCTGCAGCAGTGGAATGAGGCGATGGGCTTCACGGGCGGCGGCGGCACGAGCGGCGGCGCCGGCGCAACCGGATCCTGGGGTGGGGGCGGGACAACAGGCACTACGGGCGGCGGCCGAGATAGTGCGGCGGGCGTCGGCGGCACGGGCACAGGCAAAGGAGAAACCAAAGGGATCCTCGGCGGACCAGAGACCCGCGGACAATTCCGTCCGTACGTCGGTCCAGTGCCAGGCGGGCTAGCCGCGGAAGTCGCCAACCGATATTCGGCCGCCGGCACGCCGGTCGACACGCGCGGCGCCTCGCAAGTCGCGTTGTCGAATGGCGTCAAGTTCATGACCAACTCGGCGAACGCGCCGCAGGTCCAAGGCTTCCTCAACGAGCTGATCGCCATGGGCGCGCCGATCACCCAGGCGGCTAGCTATGGTTCGCGTCCAAAGAATGCGTCCGCGCATCCGCACGGCCTGGCGACCGATGTCAACCAAAGCGGCCGCGGCGTGCTAAACAATCCGGCGTTCGGCAAGTGGATCCAGCAACACCAGCAACAAATCAACGAGGCCGAGATCCGTTGGAACCAAGTCGGCGGCGAGCATTGGAAGAGCCCCGACACTGGTCACTGGACGATGGGCCGGCAGATGTCGGCGGACGAGCTCGCGGCCGCGCAGAAGGCCTCGCAAGCCGCCATCGACAAGGCCAAGTCAACGCAAACCGCGATGGCCGAGGGCGGCATCGTCACCTCGCCGACTAACGCAGTACTTGGTGAGCGCGGGCCTGAGGCAGTCGTGCCAATGCGTCGAGGTGGCCGGCCGCTGGTCTATCACACGCCCGAGCAGGTCAGAGCGCAGCAAGCCTACTACACGAGCCCGGTGACGGATATTGCCAACGAAATGGGAGAGGCGCGCAGCAAGTTCCGGCATGATTGGGAAGGCGTCGGCAAGCAAGGCAGCATCGGCGCCGAGATCGGCCACGGCATCGGCACTGCGTTGGACACGATCTCCTACGCGATCTCGCCAGCCACGGCGACCGCGCACACAACGCTCGGCCGTGCCTTGGGTGGTGTGTTTGGTGGCCGTGCGCGCGCCGATATAGCGACTGACATCGGCGCGGCCTTTACAAGCATTCCGCTGCTGGGCGGCGGCCTAGCGGTGACCGGCGCGAAGGCCGGCGCGGAGTTCTTAGGCCTAGGCGAAGGAGCGGTCGCAGCGACCGAACTCCTGGCGCAGGGTGGCACAGCCATCGGCAAGGCCGAACGGGCCGGCGTACTGCCGCCCCTCATTGGCTCAGCGGGTGCGACGCCAATGGAACCGTTTGGCGGCGAGATGGCGATGAATCGTTCGACGGTCGACAGCGCCGCCTCACGGCGGGCAGGCGGCGGCGGCACGACCAACATCAAGATCAGTCACGGCATCCCCGAGGGACCAGGCGCGCCGAAGATCCCGGTGTTTGATGGTCACGATATGGAAACGCAAACGCAAATGGCGGACGCGCACCAAGGACCGGCGAGTGATCGGCAGCTGTCGCCGATCGAAGTGCGCGGCGTGGGTCACCTGGCACACTGATGGGCACCGAGTACGAAAGTTTAAAAATCAAGGTCGACCTCGAACAGGCCGGCGATCCAAGCGCGCAGCTGCGCGGCCTGGGACCGGAGCTCGCGCGGCTCGGCCAGCAGATCCGCGCCGGCACGACCGAGATCGGCAACTTCAATCGCAGCCTTGAACAGGCCACGCGGCTCACCGCGTCCTACGTGCAAGGCCTGCTCGGCCTCGGCCGCGCGTTTGAAGTGCTCAAGCTCTGGGTCAATCCGCTTGCATTGGGCGTAGGCGTCCTAGGCTACGAATTCGTGCGCGGGTCGCAGCAGCTGCGCCGGCAAGCGGAGCAACTCCAAGACATCGCGACGCTGGCTAAACAAGCCGGCATCAGTTTTGGCGAGTATCAGAACGCAGCTAGACAATTCCAGGCCGTGGGCATCGGCATGGATCAGGCAAAGGCGAGTATCGCCGGCCTGCACAACACCATCGCCCAGCTCGCTCGGCCCTGGAGCGAACTCCGCACGCAGCTGATGGAGAACGCGGGCCCGGCCGGTGCAGCGATGATGGAAGAATGGGCCGACCGGTTGGTCGCAGCCAGGACGGAGGGTGAGCGTTTCTCAGTCGCGCGCGAGGGCTGGGAGAATGTTTATCGCAACGCTCTCGCCGAAACCAACAACGAAATCGAGGCCCGCAATCGCGCAATGTTGTTCATGCAGGACATCGGTGTCGATCCATCATTCATGCGGTGGATACGCGAATGGTCCGAGATGACCGAGCAGCAGCAGCGGCGCGCTCAAAATCTCGCAACCTACAGCGGTCAGTATGCCGAGAAGTGGGGTGAGATTTTCCGCAACATCGGACTGATCCGCGACATTTTTGAAAGCGAGGCGCTGCAGCCTGGCGGTCCGCTCTATTCAGCCACCGAAGGTTTGCTAGGCATCGTCACCAAAGTGTTGAACGTCGTTGAACGGATCGATGCGATCTTGCGCAGGGGGTCACAAGGTCCAGCAAACAATCCGTTTGGGTTGCTAACGAGCGGCGTGCGGGGAGCTGCGGCCGGTACCAATCCCTTTGCTGCTGGCCTGCATGCGATGGGCTTGGGTGGTGCGCCGCTCGGCACGGTGCCAGGCGCAGCTGGTCCTCCGGGTCAACCGGCGCTGCCACAAAGTATCGACGTCCAACGCGGCACCTCCTCGAAGCAGTCCAACACCTCGGCGCTGCGCCGGCTGATCGACACGGTCGAGGACATGCTCGGCGGCGTGCTCGGTGGTGGGGGAGGACGCGGTGGCGGTGGCGGCGGCCCTGGTGGCGGGCCAGGTGGCCCAGGCGGACCAGGCGGCACAGGTGTCGACGGAACAGACACGACACCCCCGACGCCGCCCGAGGTGCCGGACTATTCGTTCGCACCGAACCCGCTGTCGCGCACCGACGTTCCGTTAGTTGGTGGCGGCGGCGATTCGAGCTTGCCGGATCCGGCGCAGTATTCATCGACCCCGATAGAACGACAGAAATCAGAATTGCAAGGAGGGATCTACCGTTCTCCCGCAGCCGCAACAACAACAAGTACTGGAAAACCGGGTGATCCAAATACAGCTGGTACGATGACAACGGACGGCTCATCGCATGTTACGATGAGCTTTTACAATGAACCGGGAGGAAAAACTTCAAGCGGCGAACCGTTTGATCCGAACGCCTATGCAGCGGCCATCCCGATGCGTGATCGGGCCAAGTATGGTGGAGTCACCGGACGAGGCGAAGCGCGTTACGCGGACATAACGGACACGACGACCGGCAAAACCATCCGCGTCCGGCTGAACGACGTGGGGGGCTTGCCAACGGGGCGTGGTCAGCAACCGCGCGGGATCGATGTGACGCCGCGCGTGATGCAAGAGTTCGGCGGCGGCGGCCTCAGACAGAACATTGTTGTGACGTTGCTGCCGCCGGGCAAATATACTGGTGGGCCGGTCGATCATGCCGGCGCCGGCACTTCGTTGGACACACCAGGCGCACCTCCTGCTGCGCCTGCTGTGCCTGGCGCGCCTGGCGGTCCAACAGTTAGCGGTGGCACCTCGGGCGGCGCTGGAGCGACGGGCGTGGTGACCGGTCCAACTACTCCGGCCCTTACCGATCCCGCGCTGCTTGAACCGAAGAAAGTCAAAACGGTTCCTATCGGTCCCGAGGATTACAAACCGATAGTCGGTTATCCATCTACGGGTCGCTTCACGCCCGGCATTCCGCTGCCAAGCGTTCCGGCGACCTCGGGCACCGCACCAACTACAACGGCGCTACCGAAGTCGGATCCAACTCTCGCAAAACTCGGGGCGTCACCGCTTGCACATCCCGGTTACTACGGCGGCGAAGTCACCGTCGGCGGTCAGACGTTCCATTTCGGCACGGGCGGACTGGGACGAGGCTCGATGCCGTTCGGAACATTCGCCATCGACTTCAGCGCAGCCTCGGGTGATGTCGGCCGGCGGATCGGCGCGGTGGCCGGCCTGAGCGACGTCGGCTCGGGCAATGTGATGCAAGATCCGAAATATCCGGGTGCACCACGCGAAGGCATTCTCATTCATACCGGCTCGGAAGCCTCGCTCGACAAGCTCTACACCGAAGGGTGTTTCCGCGTTCAGCGCAGTGAATGGCCGGCGTTCAAAGCGAAATTGTTGGAAGCCTCAAAGAATGCTCCGGGCGGCAAATTATGGATCACTGTGCAGCCGACGCCAGAAGGCAAGGTCATGGCGAACATCGGACCGGCCGGCAATCTGCCAGGCGTGCCGTCAGTCGCCAACGTTGTGAAGGCGTTTCCATTCAAGCTCGGCACGCCTGGGGTTCCTGATGTGCCACCGTTCACCAAGCCAGGCCAGCAACCGAACACAACGACGCCGCAACCAAACAAAACGCCACAACAACCTAACATTGCCAACATCGGCGATCTGTTGAAATCGCGAACGCCCCAGCAGCGCATCGATGAAGCCTTCACCGATATGTTCGATGATCGCAAGACGATGGACCGGATCGCCGAGGGGTTCACCGCGTCGGGCGATGCTTTGAAGAAAGCCAAGGTCACGGTCGACCATGAGAATGCGCCCGAAGGCACGAAGGTGTCGAGTACCAGCAGCAAAGACGTGGACGTCTCGCATACGAAGACCACCACCTCCGACAGCACGCGCGCCAAGACCGCGGCCAAGGATAAGGCAACCGCTTCGCCGCTCGAGCTCGAAGGCATCAAGGGTAACACCATCGCTGTAGCAAAGGCCGCCTAATGGGTCAGAGCATTGTCGCGTTCAATCAACAGGTCGCCGCGGACGGCACGAGCCGATTCGGCTGGGGCTATAAGTACGTCACGGCGAACTACAAAGGCGCGTTCTTCCATTGCGAGACGGCGAGCGTCGAGAGCGGCCTGCGCATTGTCGAGCACGAATTTCCCAAAAAAATGCTGCCCTATGCAGAATCGCTTGGTCACAAGGCGATCAGCTGGACCGTGCGCGGGTACATTGCGACGTTCCCGTACGATAGCGCCGACAATGTGCTCAACACGACCGACTACACGCGCGGCCGCGACGAGCTCGCCCGCGCGCTCGACAGCAATCAGCCTGGCTGGCTACAGGTCCATACGATGCCGCCGCTCTATGTCATCTGCCAGCGATGGCGATTGACGGAGACCGAGAAGCAAGGCGGCTACTGCACCTTCGACATGGAGTTTCAAGAGTACGGCCTCGCGCCGTTTGCGTACACATCCGATGCCTACACCGCGGTCCAACAAGCAGCCGAGGCATTGCGCAGTCAGCTGGTGGCGCCGGGCGTGCCATGGACGCCGCCGGACATCGGCGAGCTGCTTAAACCGACACTGCCAGGCACATCTGGCGGCGGGACCGGCGGCGGCAGTGGTGGGGGCTTCTGATGGATAAGCCTGACGCGCTCGAAGCGGCCGGCATTGTCGTGCGGATGTGCGAGAACTTGCTCGGTACCGTGTCGACCTATGGTCGCTGGGCCTCGGAAGCGCGCACGGCTTGCGGTGATTTGATCGCGAGTGCCTACACGCTACTGCGCAACGACAACGTCGCCGGGCAGATGGACAAGTGTTTCCAGCTGATCTGGCTGGCTGGAGCGGCGCAGCCCCAGATCGCAGCTGTTCGCATTTTCCTCGAAGCCGAGAAACCAAAGTCGCTCGGTGCGATAGCGACGCAAAATCTCGGGATCCGCTTTTGTCTGGTGATCGAGTGCAACATCATCATCAACACGACGTTCATCAGCCGCGAGGACGTCGACGCAATCAAGTACACGATGAACATTCCGTTTCGGGCGGCCGAGGAAATCGCCGCAGACGATATGGATCAAGCCGCGCTGCTCGCCATCGTCAAGCTCTGGTCGACGCTGGTGAACTATCTGGTCGCGACCGAGCTCCCGCTGCCGCAGATGTTGAGCTACTGGTTCGCGGACGTTTTCCCGAGCCTACTAGTCTCGCAGCGGCTTTATAGCGATGCCAGCAACGCTGACGCGATCCGCGACGGCAACAAGATCGTCCACCCGGCATTCTGCCCGCCGACGGGTCGAGCCCTAGCGACGTGAGCTCTGCATGCCGAACGGCGAAGAAATCGCCCAGCTGATCGTGAATGGGCAGGTCTTTCAGGACTGGGAGTCGGTGTGGGTTCGCCACCGCTGGCATGAGTCGTTCCACCAGTTCAAATTCACGGCAGTCGAACGCGATCCGATGCCGCAGTATTGGACGCAAACCAAGTTCAAGCCGTGCGACTTTTGCACGATCACGCTTGGCGGCGAGACGGCCATCGTCGGCACGATCCTGACGCGACAGACCGTCTACGATGCGAATAGTCATGGCGTGCAGCTGAGCGGAGTGAGTCTGACCTATTGGGGGCATAAGTCGAGTGTCTGGACCGACACGATGAATTTTGACGGCTACACCTTCGAGAAAGCCGCTCGCAAGGTGATGGAGCCGTACAATATGAAGATCAATGTCATCGGCAAGCTCGACGAGAAGCCGTTTCCTAAATTGTCGGCTCAGTACGGCGAGACGGTGTGGGACTTCCTCGAACGGATCGCCAGGCAGCGCGGCGTGGTGATTGGCACCGATACCGATGGCAGTGTGGCGCTGATCGGACAGCACACCAAGCCGGTGGTCAGCGATCTCATTGAGGGCGTGAATATCCTGCGCTGCAGCTGCACCATCAACGTGGCGCCGAAGTTCGTGCACTACGGCGCGAGCGTCCAGCGGGCCGGCGGTGACGACAGCAGCGGCAAGGACACAAGCCAAATCCTCAAACTGGCGCAGGGCACCGGCTGTTATCCAAGCTTCAATCTGACGCCGGTCGAGCAGCCGGGCGATGAAGAGGAAGCCCAGAAGCGCGCGAACTACGAGGCACGCTGGCACGAAGGCTACTCTGTTGTAGCGCAGGTCACCGTGCAAGGCTGGCTGCGAGCTCACGGATCCCTTTGGAAAGTCGGTGACAACGTGTTCGTGCAGTCACCGATGGCGATGCTCAGTCAAACGCTGAAGATCCAGCAAGCCACGTTCATGCAGGACAACAAGAGCGGCACAACCACAACGCTCGATCTGGTGGTGCCGTGGTTGCTCGGCGACCGGCCCGGCTACAACCCCGGCAACCCGACGACGCCGAGCCCGCCAGGCACAGCGACGACGGCGCCGGCGCAGCCATCGAGCGCGCCGGTGCAGGGCTCGAGCTCGAAGGCCTCGGTCGAGAGTCCGATCATTCCAGGCAGATAAACATGCACAAGGCAACGCCAAACAACACATCGCTCCGCTCCTATTCATCGGGCGGTTCGCGGCAGACGGTCGCTCAAGTCGACGACAATACGCTGATGCAGGAACACGCTGGCACGGCGATGCACAGCGAGACCCGTGGCGGCGTTGAGAGCCCACAGAACTATGGCTTCACCTCAGTTTGCGCGGACGAGGACGACACCGGCAGCGCCGAATGTCATATGAGTTATTCGGGCGGCAACCGGAGTTTCCCGGTCGCTGGCGCAATGGATGATAGGCGTCACCGGCTGCGCGGTTTAGCGAAGGGTGATGCCGCGATGAACCGTGGCAAGAATGACGACATGCAAATCCACCTGGCCGGGGATGGCATGTATCATTCCGCGCCGCAGATGGTGCGCGTGCAGTTGGTGCCAGCGGGCAGCGGAGCGGCGAATCCGCCGCAGCAGAAACAGCAAGCAAGCGCAACCAAACAGCGTGTGTACGCGGCCGCCGCCGCCAAGCACGGGCCTGCGTTCGAAGCGCGCCTATGGGCCGGCTTGGAACCAGAACTCCAAGCACAACTCGATAGAGACGTGGACCGATTAGAAGACCGACCGACA